AGGGGCGGGCGATGCCCGCACGTCGTTTTCGCATGAAGCTGACGAAGCCGCCCCAGGAGGAGAGCAGAAGCACCCATGCATACGTCAGCAAGGAGTAAGTTGTAGGGTCTTTTTCGGGCATGGGGTGGTCTCCGGTTACAGGGCGTTGAGTTGGTCGGGGGTTTGGGCGGCAAGGATGGCGGCGTAGCGGGTGCGGGCGGCGTCGATCTGGGTTTTGATTTCGGCGAAGCGGGCGGTGCTGGCTGCTGGCGGGGCGGCGCCGGCGACGAGGGCTTCGACGATTTCGCGCATGGGGCGGGCTTGGGCGGCTTCGGCTTGCAGCAGCGCGGACATCGCGGTTTCGGCGGCCTGGTATTTGAGGATTTGCCAATCGGGGGGCGCGGCCGGGCGGGTGGTGCAGGCGCCGGTTGCGTGATCTACCGTCCAAAGCTGGTGGTCCCACTCGCCAAGGATTGCGCCGCAGCCGTCGGGGAGCCAGGCGGGGTCGAGCGGGCCGGTGGCGCTGATGCGGGCGCCGGTGAGCTCGCCGGTGTCGATTTGATAGAGGCTGTAGAGGTTCATCGTTTTCTTAGCTCCGCCGCAAGTTGGATATTGGTGGCGGTGATGTAGCCGCCGCCGCTGCCGAAGGCGTGATAGATCTCTTCGACGCCCAGCGTCCAGACGGCGCCGCCGCCGGGGTAGTTGATGACCTTGGATGAGCTGGTAGCGGTGCGGTTGATCATGGGGAGATAAATGGTGCTGGTGCCGTCGTTAATCCAGGCGCGGAGCACCAGGTCACCGCCGCCGCTGGGTGGGTAAGTTGCGCCGTTCCAGGCGATGTCTGCAGTAAGGGAGACTTTGAGCAGGCCGGCGAAGGGGCTGGAAATAGTGCCGGAGGGGAGTGCCATGGTCGTTACCCGAGGTTGGAGTAAGAGATGCCGACGGCGTCAAAAAACACCCAGCTTTCGGACGCCGCACCGGTGCCGAGTTCGGGGGTTTTGAAGCTACCGGGGGCGACGAAGGTGGCGGAGTTGGTGGGGTCGAGCTGGCTGAGGCTGGAGAAGGCACCTTTGGCGTAGCCGGGGGAATAGGTGCTTGGGACGGTTTGGGCTGCAGTGGCTTCTCCAAAGAATGGTTGGCAAAGCCACGCGTAGGAGTCAGCCTGCCCGACGTCGGTGTCGCTCTTGCGCCAATACACGCAGGCGAAGGCAGCCCCGGCTGGAGCTGTCCTAAAAATGACAGCATGTGTCCATCCGGACCCATGCGCGTTTGCCGAGAAAGTCGGGCCGCCCGACAGGCGCGGCGTTATAAAACCTGACCCAAACTCATCCAGGATAGTGCCGGCGGCATCAAAAAACCCGATCGCAATCCAGTAATCACAGCGATGAGCGGCGAGCTTGGCCGAAAACTCATAGCGCTTACCCGCGGTGACGGGAATGCCGTAGTGATAGTCACCATAAGAGCCGTTCAGATACGTATCGGCGCCGATGTTGTGTATATTGCCGCTGCGGCCGGGCTGGAACATTTCGAGTGCCTGGCCCCCTTTTGGTCTCCACACATCATCCACGCGCAGAGCAAGCGGGCTTACTCCACCAGGATTCCAGCCCAGCACAGCGGGCGTGAATCCGCCGATGAATTCGGTGTTTGGGAGCAGATTGACGCCAAGCCCGATGTTGAGGTTGCTGGCATTGGCGCCGACGGTGGCGTTGTCGGCGGGCTTGCCGGCGCCGGCGATGGAGGACCAGACGTTGATGGTGTCGGCCGGCAGGTTATTGACGGTGCCGGTGACGTTGCCGGCGAAGGCGACTTGCGTGGTGGGGCGGTAGGGGTTTTCGCCGCTGGCCGTGGGTTGGGCGAGGACGCTTTTGATCACGCCGGAGGCGTTGATGTCTTTATCGACAGTGCGGTAGGCCTGGACGCCGAAAGTGTAGTGACGATCGGCGGCGGTGCCGTAGAGGACGAAGGCGCGCTTGGCGGCCGGGCAGGTGTAAACGGTTTCGTCGGCCGGGGTGGTGCCGAGGGTGTAGCCGGCGCTGCTGGCCGATTGGCGGACGAAAACGAGCCAGCCGTCGATGTCGCCCTCGTTGCCGCCCCACTGCCATTCGAAGCTGATGTCGGCGCTGCCGTCGGCTTGGAGGGTGTGATCGAGGGCGGTGCCGTCGGTGACGATGGTGGGGGCGAGAATGGTGGTGGCGTTGCGGTTGTTGCCGGCGTTGTAGTGGGTGATGGCGGTGACGATGGAGCTTGCCGTGACACCGCCAACGAGGACGCCGGCAGGCTCACCGAGCGTGACGGTGATGCGTTGGCCGGTGGTGGAGTAAAGGCCGGCTCCGTCGACAAGGCGGGCTTCGAACGTCCAGGTGCCGGCAGCGGGGGTGGCGGTTTCGGTGCGGCCGGATTTGTAGAGGGCGACACCCAGCAGTGCCATGCTTGCCCAGGCGGTGCCGCTGCTGGATGCGTAGCGGATTTCGAGGTGCTGCACGTCGGGCGGGACGGTGCTGGAAAGCGACCAGGTGAAGGCCCGGGTGCCGTCGGGCAGGTAGTTGGCGGCGAAGCCGGTGGGTGCAGGCGGCGCGGCGTAGCGGCCGGCGATGATGTGGGTGGCGGCGGACGTGGCGGCGGCGGAGGTTTGGCCGGCGCCGGTGTAGCCGGTGACGACGATATCGAGGGTGCCGGAGTCGGGGACGTTGAGGCGGACGGTGGAGGTATCGACACTGCCGGCATCGATCCAGATACCGGCGTTGAGGCGGTAGCGGACGCGGCGGGTGGCGAGGGTGCCGGTTTCGGGCCAGGTGACGGTGAGCACGACGGCGAAGCCGGCGCTGGCACGCACCAGCTCTTCGGCGAACTGCAGGGCGCCGAGGGTGGGGACATCGGCAAGCCATTTGCGGACTTCGGGCGGGTCGTAGGTACCGGATTCGGCGGCGTAGTACTCGTCTGGGTCATCCATGGCCGTGATGCGGACTTCGTGCATGCTGGCTGGCTTGATGTCGGTGATTTTGACGCGCTTGCCGGGGGTGGCTTGGTAGTCGGAGAGCCAGCGCCAATCGATTGGGTTGTCGGAGTCGGGGGCGACAGGCAGCGCATCGAGGAGCGTGAGGGTATCGACCGGGCCGGCGGCGTGCTGAACGCGGCAGGTGCGGAGGGTGCCGACGGGGTCGACAACGGTAATCCAGTTTCCGGCGGGGTCGAGGGTGATGGCGCGATCGAGGTGGAGCGTGGTGGTGGTGCCGGCGACGAGGCGGCCGGAGGTGCCCCACTGGGTGAGATCGTGGGAGAGGGCTACGACGTCGCCGCGGGTGACGACGAGGCCTTCCATGTCGGTGATCCAGGTGATGGCGCGCGGGCGGTAAATTTGGTGGGCGAGCAGCAGGCGGAGTTCGCGCAGGGCCTGGTCGCGATTGGTGCAGCCCCACAGTTCGGTACTGGCTGATTTTGTGGGGCTGGTGACGCCGGGGGCCATCAGGCGGATGGTTTCGGCGCTGTAGTCGTTATCGGCATTGACGAAGCTGAGGGTGATTTCGTCGGCGGCGGCCTCGCTGGCGTAGGCAACTTCGAAGCTGCCGCGGGCGATGTTGGAGGGGCCGAACAGGGCGACGATGGGCTGATCTTCGGCGTCCCACAGGACGCTGAGCTTGCCGGGGTGCCAGCTGGGGGACGCGCGGCCGCAGCGGGCGATGGCTTGGAGCACGTCCCATACGGATTTTGTGCTGTCGATGTGCAGGTTGCAGGTGAGGGATTTGCTGATGCACCAGATCTTCCAAGCAAGGATGGCGTCGAGGTCGATTTCGGCGTCGTCAAGGCCGGCGCCCCAGATGAGGCGGCCGTCGATGCGATAGCCGCGGGCGTAGAGCAGGTAGACATCGGCAGCGGTGCTGCCATAGATGCGGTTGCCGATGGGCTGGCTTACAAGGCCGGAGAGGCGGGCGAGGCTGCCGTTGAGCTGGCCGGAGGCGCGGACTTTGACGGCGAGGAAGCATTGGCCGGCGAAGTTGCCGGGCTGCACCTGGTAGGACTTGATGGCGCTGACGGACAGATCGGAGGTGACGCGGCTGTCGGTGGAGTCGGCCGTGAGGCGGGTGATGCGGACCTCGTATTGACCGGCGGGCACGTTGGCACTGAGCGTGCGGCGAAGGGGTGTGGCGGAGGCGTTGTCGAGTTCGACGATGGCGTCGAGCGTGAGGAGCTGGTCGGAGGGGGCCGGGTCGGAGATGTCACGGGCGGACATGGGGAGCCAGCGCCATCCGTCGACGCCATCGGTGTGGGCGGTGGGGCTGCGGTTGGAGTCATAAAAATCTTGCACCCATACGCCGTCGTCTTGATAGACGCCATGAGCCCAGTAATGGGTGTAGTAGCCGCGCAGGGCATCGATGACAAACGGCGACCAGGTGGAGCCGCCGACCGGGCGATATTCGGCGCGCAGGGTGAGGTGTGAGGATTCGGCCCCGCTGCCGCCGATGGCGAAGAGATTGACGTGGAGATCGACCTCGATACGCGTGGTGTCGAGGCTGGTGGTGCGCAGGAGCGGGCCGGAGGCGACAGTGACGGAGGCACCGGCGACGGTGTCGACGTTGTAGGCAACGAGGGCCGGCATGGCGTCGACGGCGAACTCGGTTTCGACGTCGGAGTAGCTGGACAGCGGGGTGTCGCCGATGCGCAGGTCGGTGACGCGGACGGGGCCGTGGGGGCCGTGGAGGCCGACGTGGAAGACCTGGTTGAGGTATTGGTCGTCGCCCTCGAAGGTGGTGTAGGGGCGGCTGGCCAGATCGAAAAAGACGCGGTGGGTGCCTAGGGTGATGGCGAGCGGTTCGTAGGGCCGGGCGGCGTTGCTGCCGCCGGACAGGCTGTAAGTGCTGGACGCGGCCGGGCTGGCGAGGGCGCGGCCGAGATCCATTTTAGGCCGCGGAGTGAGGGCCGAGATGAGCATGGCGCCGCCAATGGTGACGACGGCCTGGCCAATCATGGCGCCGGTGATGGTGGTGCCGGCGATGAAGGTGGTGGCGGCAATGGCCCCGGCCGCACCGCCGCCCATGGCCGCGCTGGCGAGGGCCGCACCGGCATAGGGGGCGACGATCATGAGGGCGATCATGGCCACCACGGCGAGGACTTGCGAGCCGCCCCCGCCGCCGGCTACTGCGGCGCGCACGGTGATGAGGGTGCCGGGCTTGGGGCGGACGCGGGTGAGCCAGTCGCGCGGAATGACGGTGCGATCGACGGTGACGATGACGGGACCGGAGAGATCGACGCCGCAGCGGGTGAGATAGGCGCGGAGGGATTCGGCGCCGGTGGGGGGCGTGAATTCGATGACGCGGCCCTCGCCGGGCATGAGGGGGTGCGGCGACCAAACCAGGGCGGCCGGGCGGTGTGCAGACGTGTGCATTATTTCCATGCGTAGAAACCCTCGACTTGGTAGCCGTGGCGGGCGAGATCGCGCAGGCGGACGACGGTGGCGGCACCGGCGGCGCGGGTGGAGTGCAGGATGTAGCCCTCCCCTCCCCGCTCGAAATAGGTGCCGATGTGCCAGGGCCGGGCGATGGCTCCGCGGCGCATGAGCACGGCGCAACCCTCGATGGGGGCGGCAATGGGTTGGGCGTGATCGTGCTGCAGGCGGGCGATGATGGCGGCGCCGGATTCGGGGGAGTCGGGGCGTTCGGCGGGGATTTCGACGGGGCGGCCAAAGACTTCGCGCTGCACGGCGGCGGCGAGTTCGGCGCAGTCGGTGACGCCGGGCACGTAGGGGCGGCCGACGTAGGCGTCTGTCCAGTGGGCGGCCATCAGAAGATCCCCGGCATGGTTTGCGGGTCGGCACGGACTTGCACGGCGGGCACATCGAGCAGGCGGGGGAAGCCGAGTTCGCCGGAGATTTCGGCTTGGGTGGCGCGCAGGTTGTTGAGGTACATGCTGATCTCCCACTCGATGTTGTCGGGGTTGGAGCGCAGGGCCTGCATGAGCCGCACTTTGGCGTTGCGACCGCCGGCGGATTGCTCGATCCACTGCATCAGCTCGCGGCCGACGTTGTCGACGGCGAGTTCGGCACGGGGTTGCTGGCCGTTGATTTCGTCGGGCAGGCGCACGCGGAAGCCCATGGCCACGAAGGTTTCGCCGTTGCTGACGAGGTCTTGTGTGTCGCCGACCACGCGCACGGGTGTGCTGAGGTTGGGGTGGGTGATTTCGAGGAGGACAAGCGGCGGGTCGTCGCTGGCCGTGGTGTGGAGTTGGCGGCGGGCGGTGAGGCTGTAGGTACGGGCCATTATTGCCAGGTCTCGAGAGTGAGGGTGAGGCGTACGCCGCGATCAAGGGCGGCAGAGCCGAGGAGTGAGGCGTCGCCCAACTCGCCGCCCTTGATGCGGGCTTGACGGGTGCTGCCAGTGAGTGGGTCGATCCAGTCGAACCACAATGCACCATGGGCAATGTCGGTCTTAAACCACTCCACAAAGCTGAGGTAATCCGCCCGGGATTTGAACAGCACGGCAACGGGCCGCCTCACCATCACGCGGCTTTTGATGCGGACAACCTTGGGCGGGCCAGATTCCATTCCGCTGGATTGCAGGGCTGTCTCGCGCTGTTCGGCGTAGCCGTCAAGGTGGATGTGGGCAGTGCTTGGCCAGGTGGGCATGGGTCAGCCTCCGAGGGCTTGGCGGATTGGGCCGTTGTTGTTGAGGTCGCGCAGCACGATGCTGATGACCATTCCATCCGCATCAAAACGCGGCGTGGCCGATGCCGCGCGGGCCGGCTGGCTGGTTTCGTTGATAACTTCGACCTTTACCGACTGCACACCCCCATTTTTCCCCTTGATCGTGACGGGGATCGTGCGGCCGTCAGGCAGCGGAACGAAGGCCTCATTCGTGCGGCCTTCACCAAAAACTGCCAACTGCGGGCTATTGGCAATGCCGCCGTTAGCGTAAGGGCGTAGTGGCAGCGGGCCATCGGGTGTCATGACACCGCCGTCGGCAAAGCCGAACATGGCAGCCCAGTTCACGCTTCCGAGCGCTTTTGTTGCGGGGCCGGTAACGTTTTTGTAGATCTGCATGGCGAGGATGTCGGAGAGGATCTGCTTTGCAAAATCGCCGAAATCCTTGAGGCTGCCCTTGCCGCTGGTGAGTGCGCTGGCGATGGTCTTGGCGCTGTCGCGACCCCATCCTTCGATGGCCTGCTTGAGGTCATCGAACTCCTGCACACCCTTTTCGGCAAACAGGCCAAGGGCCTTGCTGGCTGCCTCCTCAAATTGCTCGACGCTGATCTTGCCGGCCTCGAGGGCATCGGCCAGCAGCTGCATGTCGGCACGGGCGGCCTCGAGGCGGGCGCTGTCGGTGGCCCCAAGCAGCTCGTTGAGGCGGGCTTGCTGGGCAGCAGCGCGCTCGGCAACGATGGCGAGGTCGGCCTCGGTGCGGACGAGGTCTTGCCAGGGCTCGGACATAGCCGCCCACTCGGGCGTATTGACGATGTCGTAAAAGGCACGCTGACTGGCCGTGAGGTCTGCACCCGCTACGGCAGCGTCGAGCTGGATATCGCGAAAGCGCTTGATGGCATCTTCTGCCGGCTTGAGCTGGGCTTCGATGTCTTTGATCCACTCGCCCAAGGGGTCGGAGCGATCGACTTTGACCTTGGCCGTCTTTTCGGGCTTGGCTGCAGGGGTGAAGGCAGGCGGCTTTCCAGCCGCCTCCACGTCACCCAGACCCAGCAGGTTGCCCATGGCTTTGGTGCGGCTGGCGTCGAGCTCTTTGTAATAGCTGATCTGCTGCCTTATGTCGGCAAAGCGGCGCCTGTCGTCGTCGGTGCCGCGGCCGATGCTGATTTTGTCTTCGAGTTTTCCGGCTTCGGCGGTGAGCTCCTTGAGGCTTTGAGCCTGATCCTTGAACGGGTTGGTCAGGCCATACTTGCGCAGCGCATCGATAAACCCGTTGCTGTTGCGCATGCCGATCAGGAACTCTTCGGACAGGCGGCTGAGCGTGGGGATGATGGCGTTTCCGATGGTGAGCCGGAGGCCGTCCATCGTGGATCCAAGGCGCTTCATATTGGCGTCAAACTCTTTGGCCGATGCGATCGCCTGGGAGTCCATCACGACGCCGAAGCGCTGGGCTTCGTCGGCCATCTGCTTGAAGCCGGCGCCGCCATCCTTGAGCAGCGGAACAAGCAGGGTGGCGTCGTTGGCCAGGGCCTCCATGAAAAACGTGGCCTGCTGCTGCGACACGTTGGCCTTTTGCAGCGTGTCGTAATAAAGCTGCAGGGCCTGGGGGCCGGAGAGGTTTTTGAAGGCATCGGCCGTGACACCGACCTTGGCCGCAACGGTATCGAAAAAGTCCTTGAGCTCGCCGCCTCCCGTGACGCTGAACTCACCAAACTTGTCGTTCACATCTTTGAGGATGTCGGCCAGTTTGTCTTGCTCGACCCCGGCCGTCTTGGCGCCATAGGCCATGAGCTGAAAGTCTTCGACAGTGGTGTTGCTGAGCTGCGATAGCTTGCTTATCTCCGACCCGAGGCGAGCGGTATCGGCAATGAGGGCCTGCCAGGCGCTGCCCACGGCGACGCCCGCGAACAGGGTACCGACGGTGCCTTTGACGGCCGCGAAGGCCTCCTCCATCTTCTTGGCGTTTTTTTCGGCAATCTGCGAGGCGCGGTTGAGCTCGGTCTGCATGTTGCCGAGTTTTGCGACCAGATCGACAGTGAGGGTTGCAATGGCCATGGCTTAGTCCTGTTGAGCGGCTTGGTCGTCACGGATGGCGACGAGCAGGGCGACGAAGGTTTCGATGTCGTGCACGCCGAACAGGTCGGCGACGGTGGGGAGCGCGGCCCAATCGAGGCCACCCATGGTGTTCCAGGCCTGAATGGCGAGGCGGGCCAGGGGTGAGGCGGTGGAGGCTGGCCGGATGGCGGCAGGCAGGGCCTGGTCCGCCATCCAGCTCAGGAGTTTTTTACCGCATCGCCCTTGACAGCCTGGTGGTCGGCATAGGCTTGCAGCAGGCCGGCAGTGATCTCGCTGAGCAGGTCAAGACGATCCTTGAGCCATTCGGCCAAGGCGTCGGGGTCGAAGGGTGCGGGGTGCGGGTCACCGCCGGGCACGATGTCCATCTCACGCACGTCGTCCCAGCCAGTGATGTGCTTGAGGAGCTGGCGCGGGTGCCGGTCAGTAGCCTGGAACTCGACCATGTCCATGTCGGTGGGGCGAAGGGCCACGAAAGTGTGGCCCCCCGCCGGGATGCGCAGCGTGCGGGCGGCGCGGATCTTGTCGGCGAGGAGAGTCATGATCAGCCGGCGTAGTAAGTCGGGAAGCCGTCGATGGTGAAGACCGTGGAGGTGGTGACGAGGCCCTGAGACTGGCCGCCCGGCATGAGGGTGGCGCCGACGTAGCCGGCGAAGAGCATCTTCGGGCCGCCCGTGCCGAACGTGAACATCACAACCTTTTGGCTGTTGGCCTTGTAAGCAGCATTCAGCGCCTTGAGGCCGGCGTCGGCAGGATCCCAGATGTGCTCCATGCTGTAGCTCATCGCCGACGGCAGGCCCGGAATGGTGGTGCGCTGGGAATCGTGGATGGTGGTGGTATCGATCTGGTCGAAGTCACCGCCGGAGGGGCTGATGGTGGTGGCGGTGGTGATGCTGGTGCCGAGGGTGACGACGGCGAACGTACCGCTGGTGAACGTGTCGTAGCCGACAGTGCTCAGCTCGGCCCCGGTGGCGACATCGGCGAGCTTGAAGGTGCCACCTGCAGCACCCGTGACGCGGAACACGGCGCCATTAAGTTGAGTCATGCCGACGATGTCGAAAATTACGTAGTCGCCGTTGTTGGGCAAGGTGCCAGATGTGCTGACGACACCCGGCGCCGCTTTGGTAATGCTAGTGATTGCTTGGGCTGCAGCGCGAGCGCTTTCGAGGGCGACGGCGACGTTACTCCACTTGCGTTTGTTGGCCATGCTGGGGCTCCTGAAATGAAAAAGCCCGCTCGAGGCGGGCTGGGGTGGTGAGGTGGTGGGGTGGCGGGGTCAGGTGAGCATGCGCACGGTGAGCACCGTGGCGTAATTGCCGGTTTCGAGGTCGGCGGCGTCGGCGACGTCGACCACGTCTTCGCCAGCTGCGGCGATGGCGTCTTGCGCGGCCTCGCTGCAGGCGTCGGCGGCGGTGCGGCTGGCAGCCCAGAACTGGAGCGACAGATTGACCCACGCGCCGTGGCGCAGGCCGTCGAGGGTGCGGATGGGCTCGGTGCTGGTGACAGTGAGCACGCCGGCCGGTAGCGGGGCGGTCTCGTCGATACCGTCGGGATAGATGCGCTGAGCGACCAGGGCGACGAGGGGGGCATGGGCGAGCAGTGCGGTGCGCAGGGCGGCTTTGGCGTCCATGGGTCAGGCCTTGGTGTTGAGTTTGTTGATGATGGGGATTGCGACGGCCATAACGGTTTGGATGGCTTTTTGCCCTTCGGTTTTTGCGGCATTGGTCAAAAACTTTTTGCCGGGGATCTGGCGGGCGTTGCCGCCGGCAATGCGGGCAGCACGCTGTAGGGCCCGGCGGCGCTTGCCGCCCTTGATGCGGCCGCCGCCGGCTGTCCAGCCGAATTCCTGCCACCACCAGTAGTACGGGTCGTTCGGGTTTTTGGCGCCGGCTTTGCCGAGCTTTTTTTGCCGGGCGCCGCGCAGGGGGCGAACGGACACAAAGACGCCCTCCCCGCCCGCTTGCCGGGCGAACTTGCTGGCCCGAATGACAATGGCGCGGCGCAGGGTGCCGGGCTTGCGCGTGGGGGTGGCGATGGCGAGCACCGGGGCGTTTTTGCGGGCCTGTTGCTGCACGGCTTTGGCGCCTTCGCGGAGGGCCTTGCGCATGGCCTGCTTGCGGATTTTGGCGGGCAGCTCGCGCAGCACACGGTTGAGGGCGTCAATGCCCTCCAGTTGCACAGTGATGCCGTCAGCGGCCATCGCGCACTCCGTGCGTGGCCATGATCTCGAGCCATTCGCCGCGGGGGCCAACCTGCGCCGGCTGGCCGACGATCTCGTAAGGCTGGCTGCGCCAGGTGATGCGGTGATCCTCTGGCGTGAGGCCGGCGCGGTGGCGAATGACGATGCGCACGTCGGCAGGGTATTGGACTTGCTGCGCGGCGATCTGGTCGCGGCCGGTGAGTTGTTGCACGCGGGCGTAGAGCACGCCGAGGATGGCCCAGGTGGTGAAGGGCTCGCCGTTGGCGGCCTGGGTGACGGTTTTTTGCTCAAGGGTGATGCGGTCGCGCAGCTCGCCGGGGGTGACGATGTAGGCCATGGTCAGGAGGTAGTGCCGTAAAAAACAAGCGGGTCGAGAAGGCCCATCCAGAAATCACGCGGGAGTGCATACGTCTGCACGGGGCCGGCAGCTTCGCGGTTGGCGTACCACGTGCCGATAGCGAGGAGCATCCAGGCACGCAGGCTTTCCCAGCGAGCGTCGGTTGCGGCAAGGCCGCAGCGGTAGGTGACGGTGACGGCACCGGGCTCTGCGATCG